ATCTGTGCTGGTCATATTGGTTCCTGTAATTAATAGAAGAATGATTAGAGTTAGTGGGACGGCAATCCGCGACTAACTCCTTATAATACTATTTAGTCTTTTTGAAATCTCAATATGATATATAATCTCTAAAAGATAAAATACTTGTGTTTTCTAACACTGTCTGAATAGCTCGTAAAGCTCTTTCTTTTTCTTTCCCCTTTGGAGTTCCAATTTCTCCACTTTTTACACTTAGCATACTACTAAAGACTCCTTTAATTCTGTTCTTACTTCTTGGGTTTTTAATATTCTTTTTAACTTGTTTTAACAGTGTATCAAAGTCAACATCTAAATCATATTTGTTTAGAATCTTTTTAATATCATCAAAATTTCTACTTTTCCAAACAACTGTACGACTTTTCTGTTTAAATGAATCTGGTTCATATACAGCATGACGTAATTGAAGTTCTATACTTGAAAGATTAAATTCATACTCTTCGTCTTTAGGCAATTCAGTTGGTACCCTAATGCCCAACTTAGCAAATAGAGGTTTCAATGGTTGTTCAATAGTAGCAACTTTTACAAGACCTAATATCAAACCTTGTTTCTCCGCAGCAAAGTCCAAGAACTTCTTTTTGAAATCCGCCTCTGTTTTATCAAGTGCTATGATATTATCAATCTGGACTGAGTATCCTAACTCTTCATCATGATACCTGATAGTTACTATTTCGCCAGTATTAAGAAACTTTTTACCTTTATACTTCTCAGAACCAAATGGTACAATGACGGAATCTGGAAGTTTAGCAAGATGTGCCGCAAGTTCTTTCTTAATAGTTGCTTTATCTTGGTCTGATTTAATATGCGTAATTAAATCTATGTCTCCAAATTCTGTTTTATTAGGATTAGAGTTATAAGAACCAGATGGTTCAATAGAAACAAACCCAGGAAATGATTTAACTATTTTTTCATAGGAAGCAAGAAACTTCTTGAAGTGTTCTCTACTTTGAATACGGTCGGCGCCCGTTGAACCTGACATATTATAATCCTTTCAGGGCTGAGTTATCAGGCAAGAACTTTCCAGTCAATGCCAATTTAGTTTTACGCTTCTTCCATTCTACTTGAAGATCATCTGGGATATCTGCTCTTGTTGAGTCAAGTATCTTTAAATAGATATCAATCATAGCATTATAATCTTTTGGTTTAAGTTTTGCCTTAAGTAACTTATGCAATTTGTAATAATCTTCAGCATCCGCTCTTGTTATCTTAACACCTAATTTCTTACTCAATACATCTAAAGCATCTTCTGGATTATGAGCAATAATAACACCAGTATCTTTATCTTTAACACCAGTTACATGATTAAATGAATAATTTGCCACTTGAAATGCAGACAACATCAACTGAGTTCTATGTAATCCTTTTACATTAGATTCAGCCGGATATGCGGCAGAATGGTAACTAAAAGTCAACCATTCAAGGTCACCAATCATCCAATCAATTTGAACACCTATACCCACGTCTTCACCTTTTTCATTGATTTGTGGATATAAACCAAAGATGTTGCCATTTGTAACCTTAACAGGATCACAATATAATGATGGAGCATGAGCATTAATATATAATGTTAATTCTTTTAGGAATGCTTTCATTAAAAGCATTTCGGGTGATGCAGTTTTTGCTCTCTTTTCTAACTTAGCAAATTCTACATGAACTAACTTAGGATCAATTCCCCAATCAGACATAGACTTATCTGACATAGTATGATCTAGTAAACTTTTTGAATCAATACCTAAATCAATATCACCACTCATTGGTTTTTTACCAACTGAACCCAATGGTTTAAAATGATTAAGATTAAAGATACTTGCTTTCTTTGGAAAGATATGCTTCAGTTCGGCAAAGTATAATTCGAGTGTAGGTGCAATGTGTTCTAATTTAATAGAGGCAGTTTTGCCTTTAAAGACGTTACCTCCTTCTGTAATAAATTCTTTGAATGTAATCATTTATTTTCCTAATAAATTTTTATGAAGAAGCCGTTATTGTTACTTATTTTCTTTGCACCATTAATAATCTTATTCATTATAGGCGATATATTTTTTTCATTAGTTATAAAGAAGTGCATTATCTTTAAACCTTGAATTTTCATACAAAGATTTTCAGCGACAGAATAATCTGTTTTAGCGAGTTCAATTAACTTTTTATAATCATCTAAAGTTATTGGACTAACATCACTCACTAAAGTATGTGATACTACCGTTTTATACCAACCATATGTTTCAGTAATAACACTATCTGTAAATGCCGAAAATACCTTAGGTTTACTTCCAAAGAAAGATATACTATTTATCCTAGAATCCCCGTATGATGAAAGAATAGAATCAAGAACTGCGGTAGATACTTTACCTAACCGACCACCTGAAGGAGTACCATCATTGGTTATTTCTGTTTGTGCAGTACCATAACTGTGAGGAAATCCTCGGACTTGCATCGAGATTTGTTTATTTGTATCGTTATTTTTAAATGCCAGGGCACCAATCTCTTTGCCTTTCTCACTCATATTTACAGTGAATTTACCTATAGAGATATTATATTCATGTAACTCTCCAGTTGTACCGGGTACATTATTATAGTCAACAGAAGGTGTACTGGACACCAATTGTTTTAAAGATATAGGATATAATAAATTTAATTTATAGTATTTATATATTTTATTGTTAAATAAATCGACTAACCCAGTAGACATATCATAGTCATTTACTATCTCTCCTAGTGATTTTATAATTTCTTTTCTATGCGTTCTGTGTATTATAAAAATATCTGCGGGGTTCCATGAATCTTTTGTCTTGCCTACTTTCTTACAGAATGATTTGATAACTTGTGTGAATGCGGATACATCAGTGGCATCATGTATAATATCAAAATGAGATAATGTTGGTACTATTTTGTTTACAGCAACTTTAGTATATTTGAATGTATTTTCCCATGCCATAAATGAATCAATATCATTAATAAACACAGTCTGACCTGTATCTCTCGGAACTTTTATATTAGATACCAATGATTTTACTGTAGCGAGTTCACCAGCATCAGCAAGTGCTTTACCTAATACATTTCTTGAACCCGAAGCAGATTTACTTGATTTTATAAATCTTATATTACCACTATCACCTTTTAATTCGAGATTTAATCCAACACGGGTAATATTAAATTTTGACTCAAGAAATGATATATTAGCCTCAGAAGTTTTTGCACTAATATTGACCTTTACTGATTTGCCTATTTTCCATATAGATTCACCATAAAATGAATCATCTGGTAATTTAGTTACTAGTAGCAATTTTTTAAGTGCTGTGTCTTGTACCAAAACTACAAATTTTTGGTAATTAATCTCATAAGCCATTATATAACCTTTTATGTTGATAACCATTTATAACGTATTTATTATAAATGGTTACTCAATATATTATAACACTTTTACATGAATTCGTCTAAATTAGATTTATCAACATATTGTGTTGCAATTACTTTTGTCTTATCGTTTATAGGATTTCTTATTTGCGAACTTGTTGTTCCATTAAATTGGTCAAGTCCAACTCTGACATTATATTCAGTCTGACCTTTCATAAATGTCCATACTGGTTCAATAAGAGTTGATGTATTTTGTGCAGTTCCTGGACGACCTACCATTCTCATACCCAATTTACCAACATAATGACAATCATCCAATTGTTCACAAAAATCTACCATATCATCACATAACGGCCATCGTTTACCTTTAGATTGTGGTTCAATAATATTGATCATCATATAACCATTCTTTCTTATAGTAGGCCATATTTTAGATGTTACATTAAAGAAAAAGTCATCACGCCAAGATTTGAAATTATTATATCTACTCCATGATTGATCACTTGACTTATCATCACCAATGGCATATTTCTCAGTATCAAAGTATGGTGGTGATGTAAAATATAAATCAAATGTTTCTGGATACAAAGACCAATTAACATCTTCTGCTGGACTTCTCCATATCTTTACAGTCTTTACACCACGACATTCAAAATAATTATCTTCGATGGTAAACTCAGGTGTACCACCTAACCATTTCTCATAATATTCGCACTGTTTCTTATAGGTATTCCATACTACGGGATTAGGATCACAACCAACATACATCTTTGTTCCTGGAGTACCATAGAATCCTGCAAGTCTATCACCCCAACCACATGAGGTATCTAATACATTTTCGGCACCATGGTATTCATATAAAAACTTTGCAACTGAAGGTTTAAATTGTGTCGCAACATATGAACCTAATCTAATACCTGTAAAGAATGCAGTATAATCAAAATCAGAATCACCGAAAATCTTATCTCTCCAAAAATGCCAGTTCATTTTAGATAGTAATTTTTTATCTCTCCAAATCTCTGCGGGTGCAGGATTCATATTTGAACCACATTCCATACGATTATCATACTGAAACCAATCTGATACAGGATTATAACCAGAAGAAATGTTTATTACTCCAAGTGGTTTATCTTCATACTTATACTTGTAGTTAAATTTTTCATCAATATCAGAACCAGTGTATACCCAATCATTGTGGTTATCTCTATAGAATTTTACAAATCTATCTTCAACTTGACTCTCAACTCTATTTCTCTTTGGAAAGGGAACATCGTAACGATGAATATATTCCGCTATTGCATCACGAATATCATTTTTCTCATACTGTGTCCTAAATACTTTCCAATCAGAATTCTTCATGAATGGTAAACCATTACTAGTAGAACAATCTTTAAATATTTGGATTAATTTTTCAATCAAGTCTTCTCTTTCACTCATTATATTTCCTAAAATTTGAAATTGCTATAATCTGTTTCTGCTTTTGGAGACTTGTCAAATGATGCTACATTCTTTGACTGTCCAGAATCTGACAAACCTTGTTGTGCTGATGCTTCTACATCATACAACTTCATGCGTGACCTGTCAATACCTAGAACAAATCTTTTATAATAACTAGGGTCATTATACCTATTCTTTAATTGTTTTACTATAACTTGATTTAGTGATTCTAGTTCTTCATTTGAAATAAGAGCAAACATTAAATCAGCAGTTGCAGGTAATCCAAAAGACTCTGAGGTATCTTCAAGACCTATATCACTATTGTTAAATCCACCTCTTGTTGTCTGTGTTGCGGACATAATAGGTACATTGTATTCGACTGCCAGACCACGTAACTCTTCAGCAATAGACTTAACATATGTATATGAATTAACAGAACCACCTTGTTTCATTCTCTGACTAGCACATATATTTAGGTAATCAATAAAAATGATATCTGGTACAAATCCTCTTTTAATCTTCAACTCTTCAAGTAATGCTCTAAAGTGTCCTGCGTGAGCACCAGCAGTTGGATATTCTTTTACTATCAACTTACCTTGTGACTTCTTCGCAACTTTATTAACTCTCTTATTGAACGCATCTTTATCAATAGTTTTAAGTTCATCCATAGTAAGATTCAATAGATTGGCATCTATACGTTCAGCAATTCGTTCTTCTGCCATTTCCATTGTGATGTATAACACATTCTTACTGGCAGACAATGCTCCAGATGCCACATGACACATAAACAAAGATTTACCAACACCAGTACCGGCAAGACAAATATTCAATGTTTTCTTAGGTAAGCCACCGCCTGTAATCTTATTAAACATATCAAGATTAAATGGTATGCGTTCTTCTTGTTGATGATAAAATTCGTATCGAGCATCAGCATCTTCAATATAATCATGACCAATACTATTATCAAATGATACCGATAACGCATCCGATAAAATAGATGGTATTGCATCTTGTGTATGAACCTGATCTTTACCTTCGATTATCTTAATTGAATCTAAGATTGCATTATAAACCGCTTTAGTCTTACAGAATTTTTCTGTCTCGACTACCAACCATTCAATATTAGATTCTGCATATACCAACTGTTCAACATAATCCGTATACTCTCCTAATTCTTTATCGGATATACCTTTGAAATTACCTAGTTCAATGCCTATGATACTTTTGGAAGCAGGTTTATTATATACATCAAAGAAGTTCATTATGATAGATATCACTATTGCTTCTTTGCGGTCAGTGAAGTATTCTTTTTTAAGGTGGGGTATGACCTTACGGCCATACTCCTCATTCTCAATTAGGTTACTTATAATACTAGTTTCAATTCTATTCATCTACCCCGCCAGTGTATGTTATGTCATTATTTTGCATACCAAAATCAATTAATTCTACAAGAAAATCGCCTAGATATTGTTCAAACTCAACTTTATCATACTCTATTCCCGCATTATCAATAATCTCATATTCAAATGCTAATTTAGCCTCACCAGTTTCCATAAATTCTTCGACTGACGGTAAGGACACTTTACCATATGTGAATATTATACCATTATATGGGTCGTCTGTCAACTTAATGGCTTCAATACCAGTTGATTTTTGTTCTATTACAACATGACCTACTGAGGGTATATTATTTTCAAGCATTATCTTCACCTAATTCAACATCTTCAATTGCTTCTAATTGGTTGGCAACTTCATCATCAAACGCAATGATTGAACCAGTTGAAATTTGATAATTATTTTTAACCCAGTCTTGAAATGTTTTATCTGATAGTATTGGTAGCCAAAATTCTTTATTATCTGTATCTTTTAATCTAACTTTCTTATCATCAACAACACCATTTACTGTATCTACTTTCGAGTACCAACCATTACTTGGTTTAACTACATGACCAGAATCAAGTGCCATTTCAAGTAACCCAGACCATTTACTGATACCACCATCAAACTTAACTGATACGGGAATCTTTGACTTTTCTCTTACATAGCGCGACTTTTCAACATTAATAATGAAGTTGTAACCCACAACATCTGTACCTTCTTTCTCTTGTTGTCTACCAAGTATAAAGATGTTATCCGCAGAATAGTAACTTCCTGTGCCACCACCAACTACATCTTTAGCATACAGTTCCATAGTTTTGTAGGTATGATTTACAACAACCATTGGTATATCTTTCATAGTTAAATGCGGTGTTACCATTCTAAACAATGACTTGATTTGTTTTGCTCTTGACATATCCGCAACAGACTTACCATCCATAGCATCATCAACTTCTTTTTTTGATGCTAAGTTACCTATAGAATCAATAAGAATAATGATTCGGTCACTTCTATCAATGCCGTCCATTTGTCTCATAATATCAAACTTTAATTGTTCGATATCAGTAATAGGTGTATGAACAACTCGTTGAGTATCAATACCAAAAGAATCAAAGTATGATTGTGGTGTACCAAACTCAGAATCATAAAACAATAAAGCAGAATCTGGATAATTGTCCATATAAGACTTTGCCATCAACAAACTGAATGCAGTCTTGAAATGTTTACTTGGTCCTGCCCACATAGTTAAACCAGGAGTTAAACCACCATCTAGTCTACCCGATAATGCAATATTGATTGCGGGAATAGCCGTAGGTACCATATCTTTCTTCTGAAAGAATTTAGAATTAGCCAATATTGCACTTTCTTTAATGGTACTATTTTTCTTAATTTTATCAAGTATACTCACGTTTTTATTTTCCTTAGTTTTAGTTGGAAGTTCATCATAATCCAAATTTTCGTAAATTTGACCACAATCTGTTTCTGTTAAAGAATTAAATCCGATAGCCATTTTTCTCCTTTGTTAATTTATCTTACAATTATACTATACAAATTACATTTTGTAAACTATTACGGATTATTCTTTGAATGCGGTACATCAAATACAAAAGTAATTCTGACATTGTCTCCTATGTTTTCAGTTCCATGTTCTAACTTGTTATTGAACCAAAGTAGTGTTCCCGGTTCTACTACGACAGAATCATCACCAACATGGTACCTATATGTGCCTTGTATACAAAGGTGATACCTATCTCTTGTTAAGTAATAATCTCCTATATCAATATGTTTGCCTACAGTACCACCAACAGGAAGAGATAAGAAACCGCACCTACTAAAGTCCTTGAAATTCCTTCTTAAGAAATATAGAACTTCAAGATGGTTTTTACATGCTGGAGTAGGAATACAAATTTCAGTATCACCAACATATTCATCTAAAGTTCTAACTCCTCCCATTACCAATTGGAGAACTCCCGCAGAAACTTCGGGAAATCCTCGATCCAACATAGATTGAGCACCTTCAATATTTCTCTGCATACCCCAATCTTCTGGATGTTTCTCAAGTTGTTTTAGTATCTTATTGACGTTGATACCAGTCTTAATAACTCTAATATTTTCCATTAAAAGAACTCGTCTAGGTTCGAGGATGTATCAGTTGACCAACCCATACAACCAATAATGTTTTCAACTGCTTTGACAAACACCTTTTGAAATTGTTTGTCATAGTCTATGTACTTGTGTAGGTCAAATTCAGGTGGTAGTTCAGTAACAAATGCAATCACGTCTTCATGAAATGGATTTGGTTTAGACACATAAACATATTTAATCTTATCACTATCAGAAATCATCGGGTATTTTTTTGATAACCCTAATCTATGATTGTGGTGATTAAATAATAAAGAACCTCTAACATGTATCGGTGTACCTTTAATATAGATATGATTACCCTTATTATAGATTTTCATACCATTAACACCACTAGGACTCGAAATCTGTTCAACCGATAACTTTTTGAATTCTTCTTTATAACTACGGATGAAGTCATGTAATTTAGATTCATTACCTTCAAGAATAACCATAATAGATTCTTTCAATTTAGTTCTAACTACCGCAGGTGTCGAACTTCTTACCATTGCCAGACCTTTAACTTTCAGTTTAGGTTCTGCATACTGAACACCTTCAGAGTTATACACGTTAAGAATATACATTTTCTTGGCAACAAATATACCTTTATCTGCCAATACTTCACGTTTCATTACCATCTTCTGTGAATATGCATTCATGTAGTCCGATAATTCTTTATACCCCTTATCAATGAAAGGAATTATAATTCCCTCACATGCTTTATCCATATACTGAATTTTCTGTTCTGTCGTCTTATCTGGACACATCTTTTCGACCAATGTTTCCATTGACAGATAGATTGAATCGGTATCAGAATAAACAGCATAAGGTTTATCAGTGGTACCCATTGTTTTATTCATGAATGTATCTAACTTATTAACCATCCATTGAATAGATAACTGCCCAGATTGTGTGATACCCTCGGCCATTCTAAGATCATAAAACCTAAACCATTGGTTACCAATAGAACCATAAAGAGAATTTAAGGCAATCTTATATGACATTTGCAGATTATCCAATCGACTAATCTCTTTCAGTAAATTCTTATCTTTACTATCTTCATACTCTTGCTCAACTTTCAGCATTTTATTCTTCTGCTTACTCCTATCTGCATACATTGTTTCCATTAATTCTGGTAGAAATCCTTTCTTATCTTTACGATAACACCAACCATTACCAGACATTGAAAGATCATTTTCAACTACAACACTTGTATCAAAATCTTTCCTCAATAACTGTTGTACTGTAGTTGGCATTTTAACATCAGTAATTGTTTCTGGTGATATATTGTACTGCATAATCAAATGTGGATATAGACTGTTCAAGTCAAACGATGCTAACCACTTATGATAACCTGCTATAGGTTCACGAACAAACGCACCTTCAAATGATTCATCACTTCCCTTTTTCTTTTGAGGAATAACAATATTTTTATCCTTGAGGAAATTGCATATGATAGAATCCCACATACCAACAGGAGAAAAGAAATCTTCAAAGTTAATCTTTGCGTAGTATGCCAGAATAACAGTAATTTCAAGTAGTTTCAGTTTATCATCTAATAGATCAACTAGTACGGCATCATGCATGTTATAATCTACGAAATCATGCCAGGCATTTCCCCTGAGTTTTTTATCTATTAGTGAGTATTCCTTAATTAACTCATTATCGCTCATATTTTCAAACATAAACCACCACACTGAAATATTAAAAAGTATAAATAACATTATACAACAAAATCTGTTATATGTAAACAAAAAATGCCAATCGCGATCCGGCAAGATCCATTGGCTCTAAACATTCTATCAACTTATTAGGAAACAAGTCATGTCCAGCAATCTTATTTATTACACGTATGCATACATTCGTTCTAAAGATTCCATTGTAGCAAAAGCAGGTACTCCTTACTACATTGGGAAGGGTAAAGGCAAAAGAGCATATAAAAAACACACAGGAATATCTGTTCCAAAAGATGAATCAAAAATTATTTTCCTAGAAACAAATTTAACTGAACTAGGTGCCTTAGCTATCGAACGAAGAATGATTCGTTGGTTTGGCCGTAAAGATTTAGGTACGGGCATTCTCCTAAACCGTACAGATGGTGGTGATGGAAGGACTGGAAATCGCAAAAAAAATTATAATATACAGAAAAATTGTGATTGTTGTTCTAGGAAATTCACCACAAAAAATAAAAATAAAAAGTATTGTAGTATATATTGTTCTAGGTTCAATCGTAGATCAGTTGTACATACATTAAAATGTGAATATTGTTTTAATAATTTTGAATCCCTTAATAGAAATCAGATGTTTTGTTGTCACACGTGTTCTAATAATGGATCATATAAAAATCGTTCAAATGGTTATAAAAACCCAACATCATATACATTTAAAAATGTATGCACAAATGAAATATTAGTTAGTACAATAAACGAATTTAAAAAATATTCAAGAATTACTCCTAGTGAAATAAACCATTTAACTAAAGGAAACCATAAAGTAATAAAAAATTGGACTATATTTGATAATACTTTAAATATTTTTAGAAACGAGATACCTAATCCAGTTTCATTAAGACATCCTAAGATCAGTTGCATGTACTGTAAAACATCTTTTAGCACGACTAATTTTAATAGATGGCACGGTCAGAATTGTAAATTATATCATCCCTCGTCTAATTAACTCTTCTCTCATTTTAGTTCTCCTATGTCCCAGAATCTCTAATTCAGTTGGTTCTGGGGGTAATTCATGCACGTCATAAACTCCCGTGTAGAATTCCTTAAATGAGCCGTAAGGGTTTTCTCTTTTGTTCTCACCTAATTCAACATAAACAATATGATCTAACTTATAACTTTCTTGTGTAACATAGGTAAGTTTCTTATATAAGTCTAGGTAATCAACAATAGATACACCATTGATTACATAACTAATCTCTTCGTTACCATTATGGAAAACTGTACGTTCTCTTAATTTATTCCAAGGTGATAGTTTTTTAGAATAATCTTCACCTAAAACACGATTAATTCTATTTACCAAATATGGCATATCGAATAAGTTGATGTTCCAGCCAGTAATAATATCAGGATAACTTGATTGCCAGAATAATAGGAACTCTCGTAATAATTGTGATTCACTATTACATTCTATATAGGTAGCATTTTCTCTTGAACCTTCCCATGGTTTATAACCAAATGTGGTTATATTTTTAGTTAATTTATCAGTAATAGTAATCAGACTAATGACTTCATTGGCAGTTTTGACATTTGGAAATCCTTCTTCGGTCTCAGTCTCGATATCAATAAAATATATCTTCAATAAGTCAAAATTGTATTGTATCTCACCTTTATAGGTATCCGAAATAAACTGCCTATTATAATCAGTATTACCATAGATAGGAAATCCATGTACGGCATCATATTGTTTAAAGAAATCTCGTGTATCTTTGATTGTTCCAGGTTTAATCTCTTCTACATATTCACCATAGATAGTTTTAAACTTAGTTTCTTTATTGGATGGTACATATAGTGTAGGATTAAACTCAACTTTTTCTCGAAATGGTACGTTATCTCGATAACCTCTTACCAAGATATTGTCACCATATGTTATTGCATTGGTATAAAATTCAGTCATGTTTCTCCTTCCCGTGTAATAGCATCATAACATCATAACATACATCATGTGCTGGATGGTGTTTTAATACTAAATCTCTGTTGAACTCTGGGTGCCCAACTTCGCAATATCCGTTATCTGTACCATATATGATATCAACGGCAGTTCGGATATCTCTCCATGTATAATACTCTGATATTGTCTCTTTGTCAATCTTACGGCAAACACTATCAATAGTCACTTGATCTAATGATCCTCTTGCCCACATAGTCTGTTCCCTTGCCTTAGGATACCTATTCATGTATTTTACTATTGCATCAATACCTTCATCTATACTAAGATCAGTACTCTTAGGTGTAACACTAATACTCCTACCATATTCGGTCTGTTTCTTCCACCATTCTAAACACGATGGGTCGACCTTTCGTTTCATTTTAGTAATTTGTTCTGCAGCGTTGAATTTTACAAATAGAGTATTATCAAGTAGTTCTTGATAGGAAGGTTTGTCGGAAGGATCAAAATGAACGATTGCGGCAGATAGTATTACTGCATCAGATTCTTTACCCAGTGTTTCTACATCAAAGCAGAATCCCATATGTTACCTCATGATATTAGATAAAAGAAACCCACAACTAGTGTGGGTAAGTGTTAAAAGAGAATATTATTATTCGGGTTGAACTCTACATAATGCCCTTGTCAACATAAAGTTAAAAAATGCTTCTGTAGGTGTGTTTCCTTTGCCAACATATTTCCCAGATATACATTGCCAAATATTGTCTTGTTTAAAAATTCTGGGTCTTGTCATTATTGCCTCTATTAAAATTCCTATTTATGCTCCAGTCCAAGAAACATATTTGTAAGAATCAACACTAAAAACATTACCACGTGCGAAGTTTTTAGCAGGAGCTTTCCAACTTGCCGCTTTTAGAATGTCGCCTTTTTTGAATTGTTTAGTATCTTCTTTGACGATAAAAGAGTGGACGGAACTGTCTTTAATAACTTTGATATAAACTTTACCGTCTTGGTAAGATAATGAATCTTCAAAAGATTTGTTCATTCTTTGCATATGGTCAAAGTCTTTAGGAACACAAAATCTTTTTTTATAGTCGTTAGAGATAAAGTTTAAGTAGTTTTCAATTTCGTTTTTCATAATATAGTCTCGTTGTTTTCAAAGTATGAGTAATTATAACTTGATTGTTACCTTGAGTCAAGCACTATTTAATTTTAGTTGAAATATCTGCAATATCTTTATCTTCACGAACTTCAAGGAAAACAGGAAGAAATAAAGACTCTTCACCATTTGTATTTTTAATTCTAGCATTATACTTTACAGCAACAATCTTACCGATAACATCACTAGTAATAGTTTTTCTTTGTTCATCAGTAAATCCAGATCCAACATTTACTTTTATTATACTATCATCAGATTCACATACTAAAGCACCCAACATTCCTGCGTATTTACCAGTTCCACTTATAACAGAAAGCACTTTCAAATCACAATCTAATTCAGCCTTAAACTTTACTTGACCTTTACTTCTTTTGTTTTCCCATAATGAATTTGGATCTTTAAGGATAATACCTTCTTTGCCGTCATTTAGGTAGTTCTGGAATATCTCTTGAGTTTGTTCTAATGAATGTACCTCAAAGGTTTCAACTGATTTTA